GCAACAACTTCTTGCCGGAAATATCTTCGCCGAGCCACGGTTTGAGTCCGGCCGTTATCGCAGCGGCATATTGCGGGCGCATGAACAGCGGCGAAGTCATTTCGCAATAGGCAAACTCGTCAAACCCTTCCTGCCAGCGGCCGAGCTGCAACAGAATCATCGCTCGGTTGTAGCGCGCTAACGCGGTGCGGGCGCAGGCCAGCGCAACGTCGATTTCGGCTAGCGCCTGCGCCGCATCGTTTTTCCGCACCAACGCGGTCGCGGCGTCCAGATGGCGGACATAATCGGCGATGATGCCTTCGTCGGCTTCATTCTCAATCGCGCGATAGCCGACGATTTCACCGTCGCGCGTCATCGCCAAGCTTTCAGGAATAACAACGGGCGCGCCATTGACGTGCATATGCACGTTTAGAATTTCGCCGTCCTGCGTCAGCCCGCGCCAGCCGGTTGCGGTGTGCTCGCAGGCAATCACGGGCGCCAAATCGAGCGCATCGAACCGGGCATAGTGCTGCGGCTTGTTCATGTTACCAGCCGGTCGGCGTCGTCCAGGCAAAGCCGCGCGGATCGCGCAAGGCCCAAGAAATCGGTACGCGGCATTTGATGCCATAGGAATCGGTCTGCCACAGCGAACGGAACGGCCCGGCAGGCGTAGTTGGATCGGCTGCGGGTGCATCATCGAGCGTTAACGTGGCAACCTTGTTGACCTCGACCTCCGGTACGCCAACCGCCGACACCAGCGCGGCCGAAGCCACGCACAGGAAGTCGTTGATCACGGCGTTCGAGCCGAAAACTTCTGCGTTCTTGAGAGTTTCATCCATCCCCAAGATTTGCGCCCGCATTGCGCGGCCCGACGAACCGATGAACACGATGGGTGCGTTCCCGGCGACCGGTGCGACGGCGTCGGCAAGATGCCCAACATCGGCGACAAAATTGCTCCAAGCGTCGGCGCCGGTTGTCGAGGCCGTGATCGCCGAGACGCCGAGGCGCATACCAGCGGGCCGCTGCGGTGAGGCCGGATTGGCATCTACTAAAACCTCATCGAGCGCGCGGCCAAATGATTGGCGAATCAAATCCCTAATCAAATTTTCAGCGTTGCTGGATTCAATCATTTCGCGGGTCGCCACCATGATGCCAGCGAGTTTGTACGGCAGTAGCGTCGCGCTTGTCACCGCAGGCTGAAACACCGGAATCGGTTGCCGCTCGGCCACGAATGCGCTGGTCTTGCCAGTGGTGCCAACGGCCAAGCCCGGCACCGCGATTGCGGCTTCGTTGCCGAACGTCAGCGACGGCGCAATCTGAAACAGCGCGGCGCCCGCTGATGCAGGAAAAAGCACGTCGAGCGAATCGTTGACTACGCGATGGCCAAGTTCTTGTGCCCAACCAACCTGACCAAGCTGCGCCGGTGTGGAAGCTGCGCGCACTAGGGTCGCGACACCGTGATCGTCGGGCCACCAGTCCCGCGCCACCTCGACGGGCGACGTGCGCGCGATGAAGGCTTTGGCGTGCGCGGTGATAAATCGGCTGAGTAAGTTGCCGGGCGGCAATGGATCGCGACGCGGCGCGAATGCTGGCCGTGTCTCACCCTTTTGGTGCAAAGAAACGGCATTGGAGTCCATGACCGACATGGCGATTGCTCCTGAGAGAATTATGCGAACGCGTCGTTGAACCAAGCGATGATCAGGCCGCCGTTGATGCCGGCGTTGCCTTGCACGAGATAACTTGCTGATCCATCAACGCCACGACCGATCGAATTGTAGCCACCAACGCCGCGCACAAAGGAAGTCCCATTCCAGGCACTTGATCCACCGGTCTGCCCCGGACGATTTATGTCACCGCCGGTTGCCGTGCCGCCCGCTGAGCCAGCAAAGGTGCTGACGTCGGCAGTGCTGGGCTGTGGTGTTCCATTGCTGCCGCCGGCCGTGAGCGTGGCAATCGTCTGAGTGCCGCTGGCCAAAGTGGAAGCCGTTCCGTTGCTCCCCGCACTGGCCGAGGGTGTGCCGCCATTACCGCGCGTGAACACAAGCGTGATGCCCGGTGTGAGACCGGTCAGAAACTTTTCCAGATAACCCGGCGCACCAGTGCCCGCTGAAGAATTAAAGTTAGTTCCGTCGCCCGCGCCGCTCGCTCCTGAGCCGCCCCACATCCGCACCCATGCGCGGGTAGCACCGGGCGGAATCGTAATTGTTGCTGACGCGGTGTAGGTGATCAGCGCGAGTAGTGCGCCGCCGCCCTTGGTCGGGCTTACGGCGGCTTGCGTATAGTCAGTCTCCGTCCAATTTCCGTTTACGTCCGACTGATAGGTGCCGAATGCGTTGGCGGTGATTGTGCGGTTAACCGCACCTAGCAAACTCAGACCGGGTGGATTGTGTTGGAGCGTGATGCCCGGTGCTGTCGGAACAAACGCAATCCGCTTTGTGACTGTAGCCGGTTCTCCAAGCTCGCCCTGTACGCCATCGCACGCGACACCGAAGCTTGAGATAGTTCCCGTTCCAGTAATTCGAACGCGGTTTGTGTCGACGCTGTCGTCGCCGGGGGAGATGTTGACGGTGGCAGCGCATGGTAATGCCACTTCGGGCGAGTCGCCCATTGCGCAATGGAACGGAGCAATCGGCATTGCATCACGCCGTCCGCTTTTTTTTGGGATTAGCCCGGTATCCTCCACAGCGCCGGGTCCGCTGTTGATGAAAGCCGGGTCGGCGCCACAGCTAGCGACCGCCCGGCCCTTGGAGGTTGTTTGTTAGCTAATTACGTTCATCGCGTCGTTGTTGCCGCCGTTCCCGGCCGCTGGTCAGTCAAGACGCCGATGGCGTCGGCACGCCGGGATGACTCTCCGATGGCACGATCGCGACAATCCAGCCGGTCTGTGCTGACCAAGCCGTCTTCACATCCCAGTTCTCCAGCACGTCCGGTTTCTCATCGGTGCCGGGCGGTGGCAACACGATCGGATGCGTGGGCACACCCGGCACTCCACTGCTCGGCGGAATGTAGATGGGATGCTCGGGTTTCGTTCCCGGAATAGTTCCCGGCGGCAGATAGATCGGCGGTGTCGGCCACGGTCCGCCTGCAATCGGATGCGATGGCTGCGGCGGTTGACCGGGTGACGGCGGAACCCACGGATGCGAGGGATAACCGGGCGGCGGCTGCGGCCCTGGCAAGCCGATATCCGGGTAGAGCGGCGGACCTCCCCAAATTCCCGGAGGCGTACCACCGCTTGGCGGCACCCACGGATGCGAAGGCCACGGTCCACCGGCAATTGGATGCGTCGGCTGCGGTGGCGATCCGGGTTGACCGGGCGGATAGTAGATCGGTGGCGTGGGCCACGGACCACCAGCAATCGGATGCGAGGGTTGCGGCGGCTGACCGACCGGTGGCACCCACGGATGCGTTGGCTCACCACCACTGGAAACAGGAACAATCATCGCAAGAAACGGCTGCATAACGAAGTCTCCTTTGTTTGTTGGTAGAAACGTCGGGGGGATTAAGCGCACAATTTCATGACACTCGTTTGATGGCGAATGTCACATCGATTAGTTGTTCATGCGATCAGCGTGTCCAAATCGATTTCCTTGACGCGCTTGTTGACCGCGAGATTAAGCGCCATCGACATCGCAACGATCCCGTCGATGCGGCCGTTGCTGCGGGCCTTATCAAACTTCCGGTCGCCGGTTGGATTGAGCGTCACCACCGCGTTGGCTGCGCACCACGTCAACACCGGATGTGCACCGTGCCGTAGATTTCCTTGCGCGATCAGCCGCTCAACACAATCAACGGCGCCGCTCATATCCTTGTAGCCCTGCCCGTGCGGCTCGAGCTGTACGCGGCAACCGATGCCGTCCAGCTCGCGCTTGATCATGTCCATGCGCCAGCGGTCGAACGCCAGCGCCTCGATCTTGTTGATGCCGTTGATTTCGGCAATTTTGACCGCAACCGCCTTCGGATCAGTCGCCGTGCCGGCCGCAATCAGATGGCCGGCCCGCACCCATGCATCATAGGGCGCCCGATCAACATCACCGCGCTCTTGCGGATTGCCCGGAAGCCAAAACCAAGGCTTCACGTGATAGACGCCCTTTTCATCGGCCCAAGCGATCACCAGCGCGGTCATGTCCTTGGTGGCGCCAAGATCGAGCCCGGCGTAGACGTGCACACCTTGCGGGATGTCTACCGGCTGACCGCATGCCGTCCATAGGTTCTGATCCACAAAGCGCGCTTCCGCTGCCACCCGTTGGTTCAAAATCAGGTTCCTGAAACTGTTCTCCTGCGCAGGCATCCGCTGCGCTTGCTTCGCCAGCCGTTGCACATCTTCGAGCGAACGGAAGTCATCGAGCGCCGGGTTGGCCTGCTTCCAACTTTTCTTGCTCCAAGGGTTGTTCTCAGGCGGCGTCGTGTAAAGCGTCAGATGAAATGCCGGATCTTCAACCTCTCTCCGCTTGACCTTGATGCCGTAGTCGATCAACTGACTTAGCGGCGCAAAATCATCCGGCGCCTGCGTGCTGATTACCAACATCAGCGGTTCTTTGCGCGCGCCCATCGCGCTATCCATCGCGTCATAGAGCGCGCGCTGATCGCTTTGCCCAAGCTCGTCGTAAACGCAAAAGCTCGGGTTCAATCCGAACTTGGTTTTGGCCTCACTGGTCAGCGCGGAGTAGGTCGAGCCGTTGGTCACGTCCCGAATGTCTTTGCGAAACGAAGTGACGGTGACACGCGCATGCAGCCACGGGTGCAAATCAATCAGCGCCACCATCTCGCTGAAAATCTTGCCGGCCTGAAATCGATCGTTCGCACAAGAATAAACTTCACCGCGAAATTCTGATTCCGGCCCGCTCAAGTGACACAGCGCCAGCGCCGCCGCTAACTGCGTCTTCCCGTTCTTGCGGCCCATCGACAAGATCGCCGTGCGAACCTGCCGCTTGCCGTCCTTGTCGGTCGCATAAACAGCTTCAACAAACTGACGCTGCCACCCTCGCAACGTCAGCCTCTTATGCGCGTCCGGCCCTGACGTGACATACAACGTCTCG